ATCCTGACAGGTGACGTTGAAGCACTGACCCGTGTGCTAAACTTCTATGGATTTGATGAGGAGAATGAAGATGACTGACGAAGTAGGACACATGAAGGTGACAAAGCTCACTGAACATGAGGATGGTGGTGCTACGATAGAGTTAGACCTTGATGATGACACAGCAGCACTAGCACAAGAGCTAGGCCTAAAGCTCCTAATCTACTGTGGGGTTACGGGTACTAACGTAGACTATGTATTCGATAGCATCTTGGGAAGAGAGGACTAACAGCAATGTTTACTGTAGAGTTTGAACATGATGCATCAATCATTACATCTATTGATGAGACAGATAGCTTTCATGATGTTGAGATGGTCATAGGTGATGATGCCACCGTGTTCATCAGACAGTTCACAGATGACATGGATGAGTACCAACTAATCTACATGTCTTACCAACAACTGCTTGACTTGTTCTGTTCTATGAAGCAGACAGAAGGGGCTTACTATATTAAGCTACAGAATAGACGCAAGGGAGGTTTGCCATGAGCATGTGTGGTGAGATTGAAAACACTATAGTAGCAATAGAGAAGCTCAGGGTTGAGCTATCTAATCCTAACCTGTCTGAACAGCAGCGTAAGCAAACAGAGTGTGACCTAGCATATGAAGTCAAACGCTTAGAAGACTTACAGAAGATCACAACTAAAGACTACGCATAATCTCTTTGAGAGGAGACACACCATGATGGAACTAGCACTTATCCGTACACTGATGGACAAGACGTTCTATGAGAACCACAAGGGTATCCGTTGCCCTGATAAGATATTCACTAAGGATGTACGTAAGATCAAGCAGACACTTGACTACGCTATGGATACGTATGACAAGACGCTCTCGCCCTCTGAGCTAGAGGCTTTGTTCTATGCTAACAACAACAGCATGACTACCGCTAACAAAGAAGCGTACCGTGATCTGTTCCGTAAGATTAGCAGAGAGAACCCGCTTGGTAAGGAGATCGCTGATGATGTACTGTCTAAGCTATTCCAACAAGTAGTTGGTGAAGAGATTGCTAACCTTGGCTTTGACTATGTGAACGGCACACAGCAGAGCCTTGAGCCTCTACGTAAGCTACTGTCTGACTATCAAGATGACTTCATGCCTAACCTCAAGATTGACTGGGATGACATCAGCATTGAGACACTACTTGAAGCGAATGACATTCAGTCTCAGTGGAAGTGGAACATCCCNTCNCTACGCCGTAAGGTTGAGGGTATCAGTGGCGGACACTTGGTTGTTGTAGGCGCACGTCCTAACACAGGTAAGACATCCTTCCATGCTAGCACCATCGCTGCACCTGATGGGTTTGCACATCAAGGGGCTAANTGCATGATCCTCTGTAACGAGGAGAGCTATGAGCGTGTAGGCGCACGTTACCTTAGTGCTGCTACCAGCATGAGCATGGATGAAGTGAAGGCTAACATGCCTGTAGCTGCGTTGCGTTACGAACCAGTGAAGAACAACATCTTCATCAAGGACAGCACAGGTAAAGACATGTCATGGGTTGAGGCTATCGTTAAAGCATACGAGCCTGACATTGTAGTCTTGGACATGGGTGACAAGTTCGCTAGCAAGACAAGCGACAAGTCAGATGTGTATCTCAAGGAAGCCGCTATCCATGCACGTAACATTGCCAAGCAGTACAAGTGTGCAATCATCTGGATGTCTCAGCTATCTGCTGTAGCTGAAGGCAAGGTAAACGTTGACCAGTCTATGCTTGAGGGTAGTAAGACAGGCAAGGCTGCTGAGGCTGACCTTATGGTACTGATCAGTAAGAACCAGATGGTTGAAGGACAGGATGAAGAAGAGAGCGCCCAGCGCCACTTGAACATTGCTAAGAATAAACTTAAGGGTGGATGGCATGGTGTGGTACACTGTGATCTTGATGGCGCACGTAGNCAATACTTAGCATAGAAGGNGAGACAGCAATGCGGCTGGTCTTAGACGTAGAGAACACAACAGTTAAACGTGATGGTAAGATGTTACTTGATCCATTCGAGCCAGGCTTGGAGCTTGTTCAGGTAGGTACACAGAATGTGGACAACCCTGACGAGACAAACATNTANACNCTNAACCATAAGGAGAGACAGGATGTAGGCGGACTACAAGCTAAGCAGATACAGATACTACTGGATCACACCACTCTGCTCATCATGCACAATGCACAGCACGATCTCATGTGGCTATGGGAGTCAGGCTTCAAGTATGATGGTGACATATATGATACCATGCTGGCTGAATACTTGCTGCTGCGTGGACAGAAGGAACCTCTTAGCATGGATGCCTGTGCTGAGCGTAGACAACTGGAGTTTCAAAAGGATGATACACTTAAGCGGTACTTCAAGGACGGGTACAACACTAACGAAATACCTCTGGCGGAGCTTAGCTTTTATCTTAGGCGTGATCTCGACGTTACTCGTGAGTTGTTCCTTGCCATCGAACATGACTTCGCACAACCAGAGTCAGCCAGCCTACACAAGGTCAGAGAAGTCACCTTCAACACCTGCAAAACCCTCACTAGAATGTACATGTCAGGGATCAGGGTGGATAGAGACGCCCTACAAGAAGTAAGGGTACAGTTCGAACAGGAGAAGGCTGACATTGAAGAGCGTCTAGCACGTAAGACACGTGAGCTTATGGGTGACACACCTATCAACCTCAACTCACCTGAGCAGGTATCACAGGTAGTGTTCTCACGCCGTATACTTAACAAGAAAGAGTGGGCTGCACTGTATGAATACGTGGAGACACCTCAAGAGTTTAAGGCTGCAGTAGAAGCTAACAGTGCTATCATCAAGCGCACTAAAGCTTTCACTTGCCCTACCTGTAAGGGTGAAGGTAAGACGTATAAGGTTAAGAAGGATGGCACTAAGTATGCGAGACCTAACAAGTGTGTGGACTGTGATGCACGTGGCTATCAACTAAAGGAGACGAACCACGTAGCTGGTCTGTGTTTCTCTGCACCGAGTAAGAAGTGGGTATCAGCTAATGGTTTCTCAACAAGCAAGGACAACCTTGATGTACTTATGGCGACTGCTAAGAGCAATAACATGGATAGTGCTGTTGACTTTCTTGGCGATCTTAAGCGTCTTTCTGCTATCAGTTCTTATCTATCTAGTTTCGTTGATGGTATATCTGTCTACACAAAACCAGACGGATTCCTACATGTATCACTTACCCAGCACATCACCAGTACAGGTAGATTTTCTGGACGTAACCCCAACATGCAAAACATGCCAAGAGGAGGGACATTCCCAGTAAAGAAAGTCTTTGTATCACGTTGGGAAGGCGGGCAGATTATGGAGGCTGACTTTGCACAGCTAGAGTTTCGGGCTGCTGCATTCCTGTCACAAGATAAAGTTGCTATGGAAGAGATTGCTACAGGGTTTGATGTACACAGCTACACAGCCAAGGTTATCTCTGATGCAGGTGAACCTACTACACGGCAGGAAGCTAAGGCTCACACCTTCGCTCCTCTATTCGGTGCTACAGGGTACGGTAGAAGCAAGGCTGTTGCTGCGTACTATGAACACTTCACTAAGAAGTATGATGGTGTAGCTAAGTGGCACAAGGAGTTAGGCAATGAGGCTATGCGTTTCATGAAGATAACTAACGTTAGCGGTAGGCAGTATGCTTTCCCTGACGTAAGCCGCAGGTCCAACGGTAGTGTCACACACTTTACGATGATCAAGAACTACCCTGTGCAAGGCTTCGCTACAGGGGATGTTGTGCCTGTTGTATTGATTGAGATAGAGAAGAACTTACAGGGTATGCATTCGTGTGTAGTAAACTCTGTGCATGACTCAGTGGTGATTGACGTACACCCTGATGAAACAGACCAAGTAATTCAAGTAATCAAGAACATGAACAACGGTTTGAATAAGCTGGTAGAGGATGCGTATAGTGTGACTATGAACGTACCTCTACTGCTTGAAGCTAAGCTTGGCCCCAACTGGCTAGAAAATGAAGACGTGGCATAATATTCTGTTGACAGAGTATAGCCTCATGAGTATAACTAAGCATCTTTGACTCAAGATTAGGAGCATCTAAATGAGTACTGAACTATCAATCCAAAACGATCTGGGTATGTCACTGGCTGAAGCCATTGGTGTATCTTCAAGTGGACAAACAAAGTCTGCTTCACTTCCACGTATCAACCTGACTCACAACTCTATCATGGGTACAATGGAAGTAGGTGGCAAGAACATTAAGACTGAAGTTGTGCCAGCAGGTGCATACAAAGTCACACTAGGTGAAGACAAAGAAGTCTACGCAATCAACCCGTCTGTACGTATCTTTGCTGTACGTCAGCAGTGGAGTAAGTGGGACTCAGAAGCTAACTCTATGCTGAAGACTGTTATGTCTACTGACTTGAAGGGTGACCTCAAGGACAACATGGGTGGCTTTAACCTCGGTCGTCCATCAGGTTACATTGATGACTGGGATGCTGTACCTCAGAAGACTAAGGACTTGATCCGCAGCATTAAGCGTAAGAAGATTGTGTTCGGCATGATGACTGCATCTGAAGTCAAGGATGCGGAAGGCAATGAGCTTGACGCTATCACTGAGCCTATGCCCTTCGTGTATGAGGTATCACCATCCAGCATCAAAGCGTTGGATCAAGCTATGTCTTCACTGACACGTAAGAACATCCTGCCTATCCAGTACACGTTCACACTTGGTGCTGAAGAAGGTACGCTACCTAACGGTAACACATATGCTATCATGACACTGGGTGCAGGTGACAAGGTAGACATTACCCCAGAAGATCAGGCTACCCTGAAGAACTTCATGGAGTACATTGAGTATCAGAACTCTTACATCCTAAACCAGTGGGATGAGAAACATAAAGAGGGTATCTCTGGCGAAGACGCTGATGTAGTTGCTACATTCGTCAACGTAGAAGAGGCAGACTGATATGAACCACCATGCTGAACTCGCTGTTTACGACTTCTTAGCTCGTGCTACTAAGGGTGAGACAGACATGGCCGAAGGCATCCGCAAGCAAGTCGCTGCGGATGTCGAGGCTGCACTAGAGAAACAGTTCAGCAGTGGACCACGTGATAAGTTCAAGCTAAGGATGTCCAACATTGGGCGTCCTACTTGTCAGTTGTGGTTTGATAAGAATGAACCTGAAGACAAAGCACCATTCCCTCCACACTTCCTGATGAACATGATCATTGGTGATATTGTTGAGGCTGTCTTCAAAGGACTTCTTCGTGCTGCTGACGTAGAGTTTAAAGACAATGACAAGGTTACACTAGAGCTTAGCAATGGTACTAAGATCAATGGTGAATACGACATGGTTATGGATGGCAAGGTAGATGACGTTAAGTCAGCTTCTCCCTGGTCTTACAATAACAAGTTCGCTAGCTTTGAGACACTTGCTACAGGTGATAGCTTTGGTTACATACCTCAGCTTGTAGGCTACGCTACTGCTGCTGGCATGGATGTTGGAGGCTGGTGGGTAGTCAACAAAGCTAATGGTGAGTTTAAGTATGTTGATGCTGGTGGTGTAGATGTACCTGCAGTGCTTGAAGATATTGAAGCTACTGTGAACTACATCAATGAGGACAAACCCTTTGAGCGTTGCTTTGATGCTATCCCTGAGTCTCACTATCGTAAGCCTACAGGTAACCTCAAGCTAGGCGTAGAGTGTGGCTTCTGTCAGTTCAAACACAAGTGCTGGCCTAACCTGCAGACACTGCCTGCTGTTAAGTCTACCGCTAAGAACCCACCTGAAGTAGACTACGTGTTTGTTGATCCTCAATACCTGCAAGAGGGTGATGATGGTTAAGCGTAGACACACAAACAACTACCGTAGCGGTCTTGAGAAAGAGATCGCTGCGTGGCTTAAGGCTAAGAAGGAACCATTCAGGTACGAAGAGGTTAAGATCGAATGGGAAGACCTCAAGTACAGAAGTTACACGCCTGATTTTATTTTAACTAATGGGATCATCATTGAGAGCAAAGGCATCTTTGACAATGCAGACAGGCGGAAGCATCGTGAGATACAGAGACAGCACCCTGAGCTAGACATACGCTTCGTGTTCAGTAATGCTAATGCTAAGTTGTACAAGGGTGCTAAGTCTAGGTACTGCGACTGGTGCGACAAGTACGGCTTCCAGTGGTCACACCGTGTGATACCAGAGGAATGGTTAGCAGAAGAAGGTGAAGAGATTAAGATAGACAGAGTGAAGCTAAAGACTGAGCGGAAGGAAACTAAATGAGCCATGAACTTGAAGTCGATGAAGTTGCTATCGTGATTCGCCCTTTGAACTACGAAGATGAGTGGGATGGTGATGTTGCTATCAACTTAGCGGTAGCTAAAAACTCACCTGTACCGCCTGAAGTTCAAGCACATCTGCTTAATTTAGCAACTATGATGTCCGCCTTCCTTGATGTAGCAAACGATCACCCCGACTTGTATGAGTTAGTCGAAGAGCGCCGCAACTTCTTGATGGACATTATTGATGAGGAAGAAGAGGAAGAGCTTGACGTTGTACAGGATGGCAATGTATACACGCTTAACAAGTGGAGCAAGACGGAAGGAAGCGCTTGATATGCATACACGTAACACACTAGAACGTATTGAACCGCCTCTTACAGCTAAGCAAGCAGAAGGTAGCTACGATCCTGTTAATCGCCCAGCGCATTACAACATGGGTGGTATAGAATGCATCGACTACATCAAGCAGGTGCTGGGGTTGCAGGGTTACATAGACTATTGTCACGGTAACATGATCAAGTATCAGCACCGCTACAAATACAAGAACAACCCTGCTGAAGACATGAAGAAAGCAGAGTGGTACTTGCATAAGATGAATGAAGCACTAGCGGAGAAACACAAATGATCAACGAGACAGACATAGAAGCAATGAAGCCTCAGATGCCACATGAAAAGGTAGCGGAGTTTATCGTTGCATTCAAAGGATCACTTGACCCCCGCTTGTGGGTTAAGCTTGTGGATGAAGAGCTAGACGAGGTACGAGCAGAAAGCTTTAGCACACCTGAACACTTGAAAGAGTTGTGTGATTTGCTATATGTATCAACAGGACTTGCACTCACAGCACAGGGACACATAGGTATGTTGCTACGTGATGGCGAGCGTGATGCAGTACTTAAGCAGCAGGCTACGGTAAGTCGTACACTGGATAGCGGACTAGAGCATTACGGTGAAGAGGTATTCATGGAAGCCTTTGCACGTGTACATACTAGCAACATGTCCAAGCTAGACAGCAACGGCAACCCTATCCTGCGTGAGGATGGTAAGGTAATGAAAGGGCCAAACTATAAGAAGCCTGATCTTACAGATTTGACAGGGAAGAAGGCATGAAGTTTAGAGTTAACATGTTGATAGATATAGATGAGGAAGATAACATTCTACCTGTAGCTGAAAACATGTATGAGGAAGTAGTTACAGAGCTTATCCAGGATATCATCTACGATATTGACGGTGCAGAAATNAGACACATAGAGGTAAAACAACAATGAATAACAACTTACTACCCACAGACTACCAAGCATTCATCCACACATCACGCTATGCACGGTGGATGGACAATGAGGGCCGACGAGAAAACTGGTCAGAGACAGTGGACCGCTACCTAGATAATCTTGTAGCTCCTGTACTTAATGATGAGTCAGGGTGGGAGCCTTATGAGCAGTTGAAGGAGGCCATCCTTAACCTGTCTGTCATGCCTTCTATGCGAGCCTTGATGACTGCTGGCCCAGCACTTGATCGTGACAACACAGCAGGCTACAACTGTAGCTACCTACCCGTAGATGACCCTAAGTCCTTCGATGAGGCTATGTTCATCCTGCTCTGCGGTACTGGTGTCGGCTTCAGTGTTGAGCGCCAGTTCATCAGCAAGCTCCCTGAAGTACCTGAGTTGTTCGACAGTGAGACTAACGTTGTTGTCAAGGACAGCAAGGAAGGTTGGGCTAAGGCTCTGCGTCAAGTGTTGGCACTCCTGTGGTCTGGTGAGATTCCTAAGTGGGATGTGTCACGTGTACGTCCAGCTGGCGCTAAGCTTAAGACGTTTGGTGGTCGGGCATCAGGCCCAGCGCCCTTGGTTGACTTGTTTAACTTTGTGATCCGTGTGTTCAAAGATGCACAGGGCCGTAAGCTGTCTTCGCTTGAGTGCCACGACATCATGTGCAAGATCGGTGAAGTAGTTGTTGTAGGAGGTGTACGTCGATCAGCTATGATCTCTCTGTCAAACCTAAGTGATGACCGTATGCGCCATGCTAAGTCAGGCTCATGGTGGGAGAACAACCCTCAACGTGCCTTGGCTAACAACTCTGTAAGCTACACTGAGAAGCCTGACAGCCTCAGCTTTATGCGTGAGTGGATGGCACTAGTTGAGTCTGGCTCAGGTGAACGTGGCATCTTTAACCGTCAAGCATCTAAGGTACAGGCTGCTAAGAATGGCAGACGTAATGCTGACTATGACTTTGGGACCAACCCGTGCAGCGAGATCATCTTACGTCCCTACCAATTCTGCAACCTTACGGAGGTAGTTGTACGTGCAACTGATACTATTGAGAGCCTATCAGAGAAGGTGCGCTTGGCTACTATCCTGGGTACAATCCAGTCTAGCTACACCAAGTTCCCTTACCTGCGTAAGATATGGCAGCGNAACACAGAAGAAGAGCGGTTGCTTGGCGTGTCTCTGACTGGCATCATGGACAACCCTCTGATGACAACTAAGAACAAGGGCTTGGAGAATACTCTTGAACACCTTAAGGCTATTGCTGTCTCTACGAATGCTGAGTGGGCTGAGCGCCTTGGCATCCCTGTGTCTGCTGCTATTACATGCGTCAAGCCTAGTGGTACTGTATCACAGCTGGTTGATTCCGCTTCTGGTATTCACGCACGTCATAGCCCTTACTATATCCGCACAGTACGAGGTGACAACAAAGACCCACTGACACAGTTCATGAT